CTGGTTATGCAATGGGCGGTGCGTTTAATCAAGGTAGAGAGTTAAACTATTATGCTATGGGCGGTATAGTTGATAAACCAGTATTATTTCCAATGAAAAAAGGTATGGGTTTAATGGGTGAAGCAGGACCTGAAGCCATTATGCCACTACGTAAAGATGCCAACGGTAATTTAGGTGTTATGACTTTTGCTAATGGTGGTATACTACCAGTAGGTAGAATGCCAACTGGGGAAATGGGAGTAAATCTATCTTCTAATAGATCTAGCAGTAATTCACGGCCACAATATAATCATGAAACTATTATACATAATTATACTGGTCAACCGGTACAAGAACGCAGCAGTGTAGATAGTCGAGGAACTCGTAGAACAGAGTATTTTATTGGCGAAGTTGCAGCAGGAGAAACTGCTAGAACAGGTGGAACTATGCAAACTGCTATTAGAAATACTTATGGTCTACAACCTAAGTTAATTAGGAGATAATTATGGCAACCCCTACTTGGCCAGCAGGTCTACCTCAAAGCCCAAATAAAGATTTTACAGAAACTGGAGGAGTATTATTAGGTCGTACAACTATGGATAGAGGACCGGCAAAGCAGCGCAGACTAGGTATGCGTCCTAGAACGGCTCAGGTACAGTTTCTTATGGATGATACACAGGTAGAAATATTAGAAACTTTTATAAACCATGTATTATACGGCACTAGACGATTTGAATTTAAACATCCAAGAACAGGTATTATAGAATTAACTAGAATAGTTCCAAGTGGTGATGGACAACTATATCAAATTAGCTATCTTGGTGGCCCTACAGGTGGTGGAAATAATGTATCTTATTATAATATTCAAATGCAGTTGGAGTTTCTTACGTGAGAATAACTAATCCAGAATTTACAAAAACAATATTAGGTATTGAATCTATAAATCAAATAATTATACTTATAACTCTGTACAATCCAAATGATACTACACAAGTAATTGGAAGATTAGCAGATGGAATAGGTATAGATAAAGTAAATACTGGTGATCCAACGACCTGGAAACCACTAAGACTAGGAGGTACAGTACAGCTAGGTACTCCTAGTACTAGTGATGACATTACATATGATACTTTTACTACTACAGATGATGATATAGTTTATGGCGTAGTTAGTCGTGGTGAAAATTATATATATATTCCTATGCAAATAACTTTACCAGATGAAAGCGATGGTAGCGCGCCAAGAGCTACAATTACTTTTTATAATATTACTGGCCACCTAACGCCATTTATAAGAACTATTAATAATCCATTACCTATAAAATTAGAAGTAATAGTAGCAGAATATCCAGATGAAGTCGAAGTTAGTTTTTCAGATTTATACTTAATGGCTGTAACTTATAACAAAGAGCAAATATTGGCCGAAATAACAATACTAGGTGTTGACAGAGAACCTTTTCCACAACATAATTTTACACCATTATATTTTCCAGGACTATTTTAATGTGGACAAATAAGTATATAGGTATACCTTATAAAGATGCTGGTGATGATATAAACGGCTGCGATTGCTGGGGATTAGTTCGTCTTGTATATAAGAATGAATTTAATATAGAATTGCCTAGTTTTAAAGAAGTTAGAGACAATGACTATTCTGCTAGATCGCAAGAAATAAAAGAGCAGATACCAGATAATTGGCAGCAAACACAAAATCCAGAATTTGGATCTTGTATACTATTACGTGTAAAAGGTTTGCCGATACATATTGGTGTAATGATAAATAACACTGAATTTTTAAATATATTACCTGGTGCTAATTGTGTTATTGCCAATATTAATAACGCTAAATGGCGTAGTCGTATCATAGGTTTTTATAATTATAGTCCACAAAAATTAGTAGAAATTAAATCTGCTTTATTAACAGGTGTTCCACATCCATTAAAAAAACAAGTTTACACATTACCAATTATATCTGGTATAACTATTAGTGATGTAAGTAATATAATTCGCGATACATATAAAGTACCTGATGCTTTATATGATAGAATAGTATTTACAATTAATGGTAGGCCTGTTAATAAAGAAATTTGGAGCACATATAAACTAAAACCTAGTGATAGGGTGGAGTATAGAGCTCGCCCAGGATGGGAAGCACTTGTAGCTGAAATACTATTTTATTTTGAATATGGTATGTCTTTTGCTGCTGCTACAGCTGGTGAAATTCTACCTGCAGCATCTGCTGCGGCATCTCTTACATCGGGCGGTATTTATGCAGCTTCTACTATTAGTATTATCGCTGCTGCTGCATCAATAGTTGGAACAACTGCTATTAGCTATGCATTAGCGCCACCCAGACCAAAGCTTCCTAATACTCGAGATCCTGGTAGTGCAGAAGGGCAGTATTTAGCAGTTGGCAGCGCTAATCAAGCAATTAGATATGGTACTATACCCATTGTATTAGGTAAAATGAAGATAGTACCTCCACTAGGTGCTAATAATTATTTAAACTATTTTGGTGCTGATGAACGAGATAGTTATTTAAATATGCTTTTAACCTGGGGGTATGGACCTTTAAAATTACATAATTGGAAACCTAATAGTGTTAGTAAAGAATTAACTAGTACTAGTGATACTAGCTACTATAAATGGGATGCTGGAGCAAATAATAATAATTATAGTGGTTTAAAGCTAGGAAATATTAATTTAGATAACTATAGTATTACAGGAATATCGCATAAAAGTATATATGACGGTGATTATACAGGCACTAATACCAATCAATCTATAGAAAATCCAGTAGGATTTGATAGTATTTATGGTCAGGATCAAAATCAAATATTTAAAAATCAACCTATTATAAATGATATTCATCCATTAAATGGTATAGGCACAGTAGCTAATCCAATTTTAACAGCAATAGAAGCTTCTGTATCTGCTTTACCCGTAGGCACACCTAGTAACGAATATTATAATCGCATGGAAATAGCCTTACATTTTCCAGAAGGTTTACGTAAAATACGTATAAAAGGCGACAATAATAACGCTGGTAAAAGCTATTCACTATATGGTACAGATAATCTAGATATAGATGCTTCTAATATGCAGACTCCTAGTAGAGTAAATCCGTCCACATTAAGTATTAATATGGACGGAGTACACATACCATTGATATTAAAATTTGAATATAAACTTAATGCAGGTAGTTGGACACCATTAAAAATCAAAGATCTAAATAATAATATTACCGATAATAATGGTATATTTGTACTAGGTGAAGTACCTTATAAAGATGCATTTACTAAAGTATTTTATGTCGATAATACAGTAATACAAACAAACAGTAGTAGCATATTCCCATTTAATGGCCAAATAGATGTAAGAGTTACTAGATTAACTGGAGACAGGGGAGAAGCTCCTGCTGAAGGAACTTCTGAGTATACTAATTGGGGTAATGGTACAATTAGTACTGGTCAGTGTTTTCTTGTAACACTAGGAACAGTACAAATTCCTGCTGATGTGGGTACGATTGATACCATTGGCGAAATTAGTAGAACCAGAACATATACTGCATTATCATCCGCAGCTTGCTTAGCACTAAATTCTAGTGCAGGAACCAATCAAGAATATATATGGGAAGTTCCAGAATCACTTGATAATGAAAATGGATCAGTAACTATCGCACAAAATTGGACAATATTACACAAAGTAAACTTTCTATCATTCACCGTATCTAGAAATGCAAAACCAGTAGTACCCCCTAAAATTAAAACAGCTAGTGGTATAGAAGATGTAATATTAAGTCAAACAGCCATCAAACTTAATTCTAGCGAACAATTAAATGGCCAATTAGAAGGCATTAGTGGCGTTGTACAAACTTTGGGTAGAGAATATACAGGTACTATATATGATGATAATACTGCAGATCCTACCAAATGGTTAGACTTAAGACCTATTAATAATCCAGCCAGTCTATTTTTACATGTACTGCTAAGTCCAGCAAATCCAAAAAGAATATTATGGAACGATATAACTAGTAAAGTAGATTTAGTAAAAATTCAAAAATGGTGGAGATATTGCGCCACTAGACCTAGTTATACTTTTACATCCAGCGGTATAAGTCGTACCGTAGGAGGACCTTTTACGTATAATCAAATACTAGGAGCAGCAAAAAGCGTTTTAGATGCATTAAAAGATATTGCTGCTGCTGGTAGAGCTAGTCCTGCTATGGTAGATGGAAAATGGACTGTAAATATTGATGAAGAAAAAAATATTATAGTACAAATGTTTACTCCACATAATAGCTGGGATTTTAGTAGTACACGAAATTTAGATAAACTACCTGATGGATTAAGAATCAATTTTTATGATGAAGACAATGATTATCAAGAAGCAGAAATAATAGTATATAATAAAAATAATACAGCACAAAATTCAACACTTTTTGAAAGTATTAGCTTTCAAGGAATAACAAAAGCTAGTTTAATAGAAGATCATGCTAAATGGTTTATGGCTCAAGCTATTGTACGTAGAGAAATATATACTTTAAATACTGATATAGAATATTTAATATGTAATCGTGGAGATAGAGTTACAGTTACTCATGATGTACCTAGATGGGGCTATGGTAGCGGAAGGATTAATAAAAGACTAACAATGACCGGAACAAATTTAGTAGAAGTCATAGAGTTAGATGATCCAGTAATATTAGATCCCGCAAATACGTATGGAATACGTATAAGAAGTACATCTCTTTCTACTCAAAGCGTCGAAAGACAAATATTAACTAATATACCATTTCAGTCTATTGCTAGAGATACTGACGGCCTTACTGTTACAGTAACTATGCCGTCGGGAAAATATCCTCCCTTTACAGTTGGAGACAGATTACAAATAAACAGTATTAGTGAGTTTAATACTACATCTACTGATCCAGCTATAGTTAGTTCAATTAGTTCTAATTCTTTTACATATATAAAAAATGGTACTGCAAATGCAACTTCTGGTTCAGGAACAATAACTTTACTTAATGGTTTATATAAAAGAATACAATTTAATTCAGTCGTAGGCACATACACTTCTACAAGAAAAGATGGAATTACTGCTTTTACCGAAAATTTGGCAGAAGAAGGAGATCTATTCTTATTTGGAGAATACCAAAAAGTATCTAATGATTTATTAGTATTAACTATAGAGCCAGATAATAATAAAGGCGCAAGACTGACTTTAGTTGACTATGCCTACGATGGTTTATTTAAACTCTCAACAGGATTTCCTAGTGGTATTACTGGAACTACTAGTGGTATACCTGCTTATTTATCACAAACCGCAGATTTAGTATTTAAACCAAATATAAGTGGTAAGAATGATTTAGAAGGGTTTTCAGAAACAGATTTATCGCCAGATATAGGTATACCTTATGATGATGAACAATTACTTACTCCTGGTATAACTGCTATCGTAGTAAAAGTTCCTTATGCTAATAGGAACGCTGTTGATAGCAATAATAAAATAATAAGAAATTTTCCTACTGATATAACTGATGTAGAATGTCAGTACTCTTTGAATACTCCTGGAGCACCTGAACGTTCAATTAAAGTAGGTTGGACTTCTTGTATAGTATCTATACCAGATTTAGAAATTGGTAAAGAATATAAAATACGATTAAGATATCTAAAAAAGGATGGCAGAGCTGGTAAGTGGTCAAATTATAGATATCATACAATAATTGGTAAAATTTCTAATCCTAATGTTGTTCTATCAGTCAAAGCATATCTTAGTGGTACTGAACTAGTAGTTGTGCCACGTTTACCAGAAAAACCGCCAGAATTTAAGTGGTTTGAAGTAAGAATTTGGAAAGATAGCGCGCCTCTTACATTGGATTTTTGGAATAATTCTAGTGTAACCAGCTTAATTAGGGATGGTCAATCTACTAATAATAATATACTAAGAGTTATTAGAAGTCCAAATGCCGATGAATTAAGAACGGATCTTAAAACATTTGGTGCTGCTGGTTCAATTATAAGCAATACAGGTATAAGATATAAAATAGCTTGTAGAATATGGGATGGCAAATCATATAGTGTGTCAAGTAGTTTAACTAGTTGGATAGGTAAAACTATAACTCCAAATAGACACATAATAACAGATAGTATAGGCTCATTAAATTTACAAGTAATTGCAACAATCGAAGATGGTAGACCTAGAACAGATTTAAGTGGTATGCTTGTATGGATGAGTAAACCAGTTACTAATACTACAACCAATACTACAACTCCGGCTGTAAGTAATTTTACAGCAAATCAAGCATCGTTGGTTGCTAGTGTAGATGGACAATTTGCAATAATTGGCAATTTAAATGAAGTAGAAAAAACACACTATTTTAGATATGCATTAATTAGTTCTATAGATCCAACAGTATATCAAATAAGTAATTCATATTCTTATATACCTAAGACAAGTCTAGTTGCCGCAACTTTAGATCCGCCACCAATACCTGCTTTACCAACAGTAATTGCAGGAATTACTACTATATCTGTAACAATGTTGGCTACAACAAATGTAGACCCTAAACTGTCAAAAGGTATAGATTATAATTTTAGTTTATATACTCCAAGTACGGATCCTGGTTCTTTATATCAACGTGCCTCTAGCTCACATAGATCTACTATAGTTTATGGTAAAGAAGTAGATACGTTAAATACAACTACAGCAGACTTACCATTTACGCAAGTTAAAGACAAAATACTTGGTGAATTTGAAAATGATAGAATATTTACTATTGGTGTTGATCCAGGAAAAATATATGCTTTATATTTTGCATACAAAAATAAAGGCGGATTAATAGGCAAACCAACAGAAACAGTAATAGTAGTACCAACAGGTGTAGATGTACAAAAATTATTAGATTTATTAGCAGATAAAATAACAGAAGGTCAATTATATAGTAAACTACAAGAACGATTATCTAGAGCAGATAGAGCTGATGATAGTCCGATAACTGAAATAAGTAATATAGCTGGACAATATACTGTAAAAATAGATGCTGGCCGTCAAGTAGCAGGTTTTGGTTTAAGTAATTCAGCAAATAAAATTAAATATGATGCTAACGGGAAACCGCTTATTGGGCAATTAGAAGACGGCCAACCTTTTAGTGAATTTGGAGTAATTGCTGATAGATTTTGGATAGGTGCTCCAGCTGAAATTAGCCCTACAGAACCAACTACAAATTTATGGAATGGTAGAGTATGGGTTGATTCAACTGGTGGAGGAAAAAATGCAGGTATTGTACTAGGAGTTACAGCTTATCATAATTCATTTAATCCTATTATATTTAATCGTATAACTATGCCTAATGATTTACGATACTGGTATTGGGAACTTAATACAGCAACACAATTGGATAGATTAATTGCTGGCGGAGGTACTGGTTATGTAAATCGTGGCACATGGAGCAAAACAGAAAGCTATGCGTTAAAAAACTATATATTTGATACAGGTAGTGGTTGCTACTATGTTTGTATTAAAGCATATACTCCTACAAGATTAACTAGTATTTCTACTAAAAATCCTAAAATAGTTGGAGGATTTACAGCTAGTGGAGCTACTATAAGCGTAGGAGACGTTATATACATAGAAGGTACTGAGCGAATGCCTAGTCCAGCAGATGCAGGTGTTGGTGATGCGCCAAATTTAAAAATGGGACCAAGCTATAAAAGTATAGGAACTTATTATTATGTTATAAGTGGTAATACTAGCGAATTTGTACTTAGTTTAACTAGAAATGGTAAAGGTATTGTTACAGGCATAGGTCATACTGTAAAGTATTATAAAAAAGCTATGGTTAAAAATCCTTTATTTAACATATCTGTACCTGAAAAAGATCCTCTTTATAATACAACATACTGGATACAAGATACTGCCAATTCAGGCTGGAAACCAAACTCAGAAAGAGATATGTTGCCGTTTATAGTAGAAACAACCGGAAATAATGCTGGCGTTTATATAAATGCTGCTTATATTAAGGATGCTACTATTACAAATGGAATGATTATAGATGGACAAATTGATACAGCAAAAGTTAGTTTTTTAAATGCAGATAGAATTCAAGCTGGTGTTATCGATGCCGATAGAATTAATGCTGGTGCAATAAGTATTAAAAATGTTGATATTGGCAGCTTACGCGGAGCATTTAATACTAGTTGGACACTTGTAATGCCTACACTAAGTACTACAGAAGTAACTAGAACTATAGACCTAGCACCAGGTTCTTATGAAATAGTTTTACAGAGCACCTTTGCTAGACTGGACCAAAAAATGGGGTATAATACTGATACCGCAGAACTTGCAGAAATAGAAGCAACTGTTACTGGTACTGGAGTAACAGGCAGTGTTAAGTGTATAGCCTATTGGAGAAAACATGTTCCACAACTGTCTACTGCTAATATTAAGATAAAGAATAAGCTAGCAGATATTACTACACAACCAACTTACACATTTAGTGGCGGTGTTACAGCTGATATACCTCCAGGACCTCCAGGACCTCCAGGACCTCCTGGTGGTGGTGGTGGTGGTGGTGATGGTGGTGTAACAGGTGACAGTTAATAGTTATATAACAAAGAGGTAAATATGCCAACATATTCAGTAACCGGTACCGTAACAGGTACCGGTGGTGTAACAACACTAAAAAGTGATGAACTAGAATTTTTAGATACAGAAATAATTTACTATGATATAGCACCAACAACTATAAATGTTGGTACTTTTACAGTACCTAGTCCTGGTGGTACTTATACATTTACTATTAACGAACCAGTGCTTCCAAATACAACACACTGGAAGCACGGAGGAACACTAGCAACAATAAATTTTTTAGCTCCAGCAAGTGCAGGTACAGCTACTTTTACTGTACAACCTACTAAAGTTGATGAAGGCCAAGAAGCTACTTTTACGGTAACCACCACAGATATAGAACCAGGCAGTTCACTAGGATGGAGATTAGTACATGTAGGAGGTGTTAGTAAGAATTCGCATTATGATTCAGGACCAAACTATGGCATAGTAGGATCAATTACTCTTGATAATACTACTACACCAAAAGGTTCTTTTAAAGTAAAACCACTTGTTGACGGAGTAACTAATCCACCAGGATCTAAGAAAGAATTTAAAATACAAATTACTAAAAGTGGAACAGTAATAGCCACTTCTAATACCATTGAAGTAACGGAAGGTAGTAGTATACCTGGTTCGTTAGGTCCAACATTTAGTTTAGCACTTTCACCTAGTAGTGTTAATGAGGGCAGCAATGTTACAGGCACTATAACAATTACGAATCCTAGTAGTAAGGAACTATTAGTTAACTGGGTATTGCGTGATATAAGTAGTCCATATGATAAAGATATAACTAGATTTTTTAGCCCTAGTGGTAGTGTAACTATACCTGCAAATGCAACAACTGCTACTTTTACTATACCGGTATATGAAGATAATTTAACTACTCCAGGAAAAACTTTTAAGGTAATGTTAGTAGATGCTTTTGGTTTTAATTTATTAGCTACTGCAGCAGGTCCTATAACTGTTAATGATACTTCTAAAACTCCAGGAATTACTACAAGTGGTGGCGCACTAACTGCATCAGCTCTATCTGGTACATTTGTAGATTATGTATATAGTGGTAATGGAGATGTTAGAATGTACATATTTCCAGATGGTACCGCTAGAATAGGCTTTGGAGATCTTAATTGGTTTACACCAACTACAACAAATATTGGTAGTTCTTATTATATTAAAATAGAAAGAACTTCTTTTTATGAATATGGAGCAGGTGGAGAAGCTGATGAAGGCATTGATTTTACTCAATTAAATAATATGATAAGTTTAGGGGTAAAATCTATACCTTATGCTTGTGTTGATCCAGAATCAGAAGTACTTGTAGATTCTGATGGTACAACTAAATTAGCTGCAGATTTAGAAATTGGTGACGAAGTATACACTATGCATGAAGCTACTAAAATTTGGGGTTATTTTAAGGTTATACGTCATGAAATAGTTACACAACCAAAATTAATTTTAACTTTTACAGATGGTTCAACATTAATTGCTTCAAAATCTCATAAAGTTTATCTTGGTAAGAATACTTGGAAAGCCATTGAACAATTAACTGTAGGAGAAAGATTAGTAACGTTTTCAGGAACTATGAAAGAACTATTAACTATTGAAGATAATGGCCTTGGTCCAGTAGTTAGTATGGAAATTGAAAATGCTCATACATATATAGCCGATCAAATAGTGTCACATAATAAAGGTCCTAGTCCCAATGATCCTGAAGCATCTGTATATGCAACTTATACAATTAGTTTTTATACTGATATAACAGCTAGTCCAGTAGGTACTGCAACAATAAATTTTTCAGTTGAATCGCGAGACATGAATAGATAAGTATTAACCATAAAATTATATTTATCCCTGCACTAGTGTTATATAGTGCAGGGATATTTTTTGCATTGACTTTGGTTAGCCCTTGTGATATAATAGGTTAAAATTGTAAAAATATATATTTATTTTTTACTGGTTATTTTTAAGCTAATTAAA